TATTGTCGTTTACATTTTTAATTATTCATATTAATGGGATACAATCAAGTGAGAGCGTCGGTGTATTATCGTTCGCAATGTGTATATGTATTACGACCGGGATTGATAGCGAAGAAGTTGTAGGTAAGCCCGGTATACGTGTACGCTATACTAATACATTCCTTGACAATGTAGAGAACGATCTGAACAATGTATTTTTCAATGCACAAGAATTTGCCCGGCCCGTAAAAATTGTATTCAAAGACGGCGCAGTGCTTAACACAAAAGGAATATTCGACAACGAATACACGACCGTCGAACGCGGCGAACTTGAATATCAAGCGTCAATGCCGCGCGTGTGGCTGCAATCGTCGAAGTTACCGCAAAAATATTTTGAGATTGAATATATAGAGATTGACGGGACGCAATACACCGACGTTACATGTGAACCGGATGGAACCGGCGTGACGGATATAACATTACACCATAGATAACATGCAATACAATTACACGAAACAATATTCACAACCGCACAAGCGGCGCGTGCTCCGGCACAGAATACGACAGCTCATTGAGCAATATGTCGATATTAGCCCGGACAATATTTTTTTGTCGAAGCCGCACCCGCTTTTTGTCAATCAGGTACCCGCAATACTGATTTACATGGAAAACGAAGAGGTGGAACTGTACAACAGAGCACCGGAAATTTACAAGCGGTCCGTTACTATTAATATCGATGTATTGCAGCGTGACAGGCAGGATATACGTGAGAACACGTACGACCTTGACGATTATTTAGATTCGCGCGCGTATGAAATAGAATTTGCACTTTTGCACGAACGATTTTTAGGGTTTCCTGAAGAAGAAAAATATAGCTGGATTGACAATGTACAATTGCACGACACTAATTTAATGTCAATAATTTTCGAAGGCGACCAGCGGTTATTGTCGTTACGGATGCATTTTGTAATTGATTATTTCGAAGACTTCTCTATATACGGATCACTTGACGAATTTTTACGATTCGATGTTGAATATGAAACTACAAATAACGCGCAAGCCCGCGACCACGTTGAAATAAGGAGTGAGTAATATGAAATTACCACGCGGTGATAAGAGAACATTTTTTGTCAAGCCCACCGGGGGCCGTCGTGTATATAACCCGGATGCTGGAAAAGATTTACTTTCCAGCGGTGCCACCGTCAATAATACGACGTATTGGCGAAACAGGCTGCGGGCGGGGATTGTAGAACTTGCGAAACGCGAAAAAGCAAAACCGAAACAGAAAAAAATTGAAACTGAAACTGAAACTTTCACACAAGTAAAGGAGAATAAATCATGAGCACTGGAATACCGACTACGTGGAGAACCCCATTTTTATTCGTTAATTTTGACGCATCGCAGGCGTTCGAAGGCCCGGGCGTCCTGCGATACAAAGTATTGCTTATCGGCAATCTTTTGTCTTCCGGCTCTAAAAGCGAAGGCGAAGTTGTCAAGTTGTTGAACGCTGAAAATGCGCGTCAATATTTTGGTGCGGGATCGATGTTGCACCGGATGGCAATGCACCATTTCAAAAACAACCGCGGACAAGTTGAAGTATATGCGGTAGGGTTGGACGATGATAGCGGTGCAGGGACCGCGGCTACCGGGACATTTGCGTTTTCCGGGACAGCGACTGCACAAGGTACATTGTCTATGCTTATTGCCGGAGAACATATACAAGTATCCGTACCGGTGGATATGACAGCAGAAGAGCTTGCAACCGCGGTTGCTGATGAGATCGGAACCGATGAGTATTCGCACTTGCCAGTAACCGCGTCGGCCGCAGCCGGGACGGTTACGTTTACTGCGAAAAATGCGTGTGAAGTGAGTAACACAATTGACATTCGCTGCAATTACTACGACGGGGAGGAATACCCGGCTGGGATAACAAATACCATTACTGCGATGGGCGACGATACAGCCGGTGCTGGGAACCCGGATGTACAAACCGCAATTGATGTGCTCGGTGATGAATGGTACCACGTATGGGCGTGCCCGTACGTTGACACCAGCAATTTTTCTGCGTTGACTTCTGCGCTGGAAGAGCGGTTCGCATACGACAAGATGATCGACGGGCACTTGATTTCAGCGTACAAGCCGGACGGGGCGGACCTTGCAACGAAACATACGAATTTGTCCGACTATGGCGCGGGGAAAAATACAAAGCACGTTACAACTGTTGACACCACAAATTCACCGATATCAACCCCGGATATGTGCGGTGCGGTATCCGGTGCAGTTGCGGTCGAAGGGCAGATAGACCCCGCAAAACCGCTGCAAACGGTGAAACTGAACGGAATACTTGCCCCTAAAATTACAGAGCGGTACAATTTGAGCGAGCGAAATTCTCTATTGTACAATGGTATTTCGACGGTACGTGTTGATGACGTGGGTAATGTTCGTATCGAAAGACTCATTACAATGTATCGTAAAAACGATGCCGGCGGATTGACAATTGCGTGGCTGAATCTGAATACGAAATTATCACTTATGTACATGCGCTGGGATTTCCGAAACACAATTCTCACGAAATACCCACGTGCAAAACTTGCTGATGATGGTGTACGCAAGCCGTCCGGGCAAGTAGTAATGACACCGGCCCGTGGAAAAGCAGAAGCCGTAGCGATTTTCCGGCGATGGGAACAGGATTTAGGGATCGTTGAAAATATCGATGCGTTTAAAAACGGCTTGACATGCGAACGTAACCCCAGCGATCCTGACCGGCTGGACTGGAAGTTGACGCCGGACCTTATGAATCAATTTCGTGTAGGTGCAGCTACGTTGCAATTTATACTTGAATAATTTTTCGTACAATCAAAAGGAGTAAACTTATGGGAACTCGTCGCGGTGGTATTATAGAACTTGCCGTAAATGGCGAAATTCAGGATGCTAAAGGTGAATTTACGTACAATCTTGGCAATGTCAAACGTGAAGCGATCGTTGGCTCCGACAAAGTGCACGATTTTAAAGAAACGCCACAAGTAGCGTACATTGAAGGTGAAATAACGGACAGGCAATCACTTGACTTGTCGGGATTGCTTAATGTCGTGGACGCCACGGTTACGTTACGTGCAGCGAACGGGAAAACGATCGAACTTCGTAATGCGTGGTATGCTGCAGATGGAGACGTCGGTACAGAGGAAGGAAATATACAGGTACGGTTCGAAGCTAATGACGCAGACGAAATCACTTAACAAAAGGGAGATGAAAAAATGGAGAATGAAGAGAAACTTGAACAGGAACAGGAACAGGAACAGGAACAGGAACAGGAATTTCAATTGCCGTATACTGTAAAACTTAATTATCCGATTGAGTACGGTAAGCGCACAATTTCGGAAATTACTTTCCAGCGTCGCCCGCGTGCCGGGGATGTTCGGCAGATGTCAGTGCAGAACCAGACGTTCGGGGACATTCTCAATATTGTATCGAAGTGTACCGCACAACCAACAAGCGTTGTTGAGCGAATGGATTTAGACGATGTGAGCGAATGTGCGCGGATTGTTAATTCTTTTTTGTCAAGTGGGACGGTGAACGGTTAAGCTGGCTTCCAGTGTTCGCATATCTTTTTCACTGGCCGCCGTCCGAACTTGACAACATGGACGACCGTGATATTGATTTTTGGGCCCCGTTCGCTCAACGAATACTTGACGAACAAAAGCGCGCAGCGCGCAAAAAGTAGGGAATATGCCATTACCACCTGTACGTATAGTAATAGCCGGTGTCGATAAATTTTCCGGAAAATTTGATCAAGCTGGTGCGAAAATTCGCAATATTGGCGGCCGAATGACAGAATTTGGCTCGAAGATGACTACCCGTGTGTCGCTACCAATAGCGGCCGCGGGTACTGCGATTTTCAAAACTGCGATGGATTTTGACACTGCAATGAATCGGGTGGAGGCAAAAACGCAGGCGTCAAGTAAACAGATGGATAATATGCGGCAAATGGCGCGAGATTTAGGGGAGACCACTACATTTAGCGCAACACAAGCGGGTGAGGCTATGGGGTTTTTGGGGCAAGCCGGGTGGAACGTAAATCAAATTATGCAAGGTACGCCGCACTTGCTGGATTTAGCCGCGTCGTCTGAAATGGAGCTGGGCAGGGCTGCAGATATTACGTCAAACATCATGGGGGCGTTTCGTAAAGAAGCAAGTGAAACGCAACAAGTTGTCGATGTGTTATCCGCAACAACGTCAAGTTCTAATGTAGACATGGAGATGCTCGGGGAAACCATGCAACATGCCGCACCAGTTGCGAAGGCCGCGGGTGCGTCCCTCCGGGATGCCGCGGCAGCAGCGGGTTTTTTGGGTAACATAGGTATACAAGGCAGCAAGGCTGGTACGGCGATGAAAAACATGTTCGCACGACTGGCAAATCAAACACCAAAAGCAACGAAGGCACTTGCAAAGGTCGGCGTTACAACCGCGGACTTGACAGATGCAGAGGGGAATTTACGTCCGTATAGTCAGATTATACAGGAAATGTCAGCGGGACTGGCAGAACTTGG